AAACTTATGAAATCATTCTCCATACTTATAAACAGGAGGTTATTATACTATAGGTTATAGGGGATGATGATGATAAAAACTCAGTTATTGTGCACGTTTACGACCGAAGAAGAATTACAAAATACATTACAAAAAATTGTCAATTGTTATGATATTGCATTCAATTCAATATATGTTTTAGAGAACACAGATGAAGTTGGATCTCTATGTTGCACATATAATATTATTACATCTTCTCAAATTAAGGAACCGATCCCACCTTCTACTATCTCACTTCATAGAAAAAAGCTTTATAATGTTCTTTATACTATAAACGCTCTCAATAAATTAGTAGCAGAACAAAATGGTGGGAAAATAGATAAGAATTTCGAGTTGAATTGGGAAGAATTACGTAATACTATCTTAGTTACGCAGTATGGAAGTTTTAAAAAAATCAACACTAAGATACGACAAATCATTAAGTTAGACGCAAATTTAGAATTGTAAGTCATTGGTAATAAAGAGTTTATAAGTTAATGTGGAGCTAAGAAGATTGTGCGTTTACGCAAGCTTCACGATACTTATATGTAACGGTTATGATATTTCTAATCATAAATTTTAAACACTAAAAGCAATAAGGAGTAAACTATGTCATTAGATTTTGATGCATTACGTAAGAAATTAAACAATCTCCAAGGTCAAAACGACCGCTCCAAGGCAACTTGGAAACCCCCCGAAGGAAAATCCACCATTAGATTAGTTCCATGGAAGGACAATCTTGATAACCCGTTTGTGGAATTGTATTTCCACTACTTGGCAGGTAAAAGCCAATTATCCCCCCGAACATTTGGAGAAGCTGATCCAATTGCTGAATTTGCGGATAAGTTACGTGAAACAGGTGACAAAGATGATTGGTCACATGCTCGCAATTTTACACCAAAGTTACGGACTTATGCTCCTGTTATAGTGAGAGGAGAAGAAGATCAAGGTGTGCGTTTTTATGGATTTGGTAAAACAGTTTATGAACAGTTGTGTGGTGTTATTCTTGATCCAGATTGGGGTGATATTACCGATGTTGAATCTGGGCACGATGTCGGTATTGAATTAGTTCCAAAGGAAAAGAGTGATACTAATTTTGCCAAAACAACCATTCTTGTTAAGCCAAAGGAATCACCACTCTCTAAGGATGCCAAGTTGGCAGAGAATTGGTTAAAAGATCAGCCGGACATTTATGAAATTTTTACCAAACCTTCTTATGATGAACTTGCGGCTTTCTTAAATCGGTATTTGAATCCTGACAGTGATGTGTCAGTCACATCTGAAAGTAAATCTCCAATTAACGATGATTCGGATAAGTTTGATCCGGATGAAGGAGATGTTAAAGAAGAGAATACTAAATCTAAGGATGTTGCGGCAGAATTCAAAGAACTATTCAACGATTAAATGAAATGGGCCCTCTTAATGGGGGCCCTTTCACAAATTAGGAGATATTAATGTCCATAAAGAAGGATGATCTTGCTCAAGTTATTGCGGACAATTTAAATAAATTATCTGATGGAGAGAAAATTGCATTTCGTCTTGGAATAGATAGAGATGCACCCACACTGTTTACTGATTTTATTTCAACAGGCTCATCCATTTTAGATATAGCTGTTTCTAATAGAAAATATGGTGGAATTGCTTGTGGGCGAATTTCGGAATTACAATCTTTAGAGGCTGCTGGAAAAAGTTTGATATGTGCTCACATGATGGCCGATTGTCAACGTAGAGGTGGAATTGCAGTTTTAATAGATACTGAAACGGCCGTCAATTATGATTTTTTTGATGCTGTCGGATTGGATATGACAAAGGGAATTTATGTCAATGAAAATCGCGTTGAAAAGATTTTTGAATTTATTGAGTCGGTCATAGAAACTGTAAGAAATTCCGATAAAAAGAAATTGGTTGTTGTGGTGGTTGATTCTTTAGCAGCCGCAACCACAGAAGTAGAAATGGAATCGGACCATGGTAAAGATGGATATGCTACAGGTAAAGCGATTATTATTGGTAAAGCATTACGAAAGATAACTAAATTGATAGGTGACCAGAAAATAGCATTGGTGTTTACAAATCAATTACGTCAAAAAATGAATGCAATGCCTTTTCAGGATCCGTATACTACCGGGGGTGGTATGGCTATGCGATTTCATGCATCTACTATTATTAGATTAGCACAAGTTGGTATGGTGAAAGACTCGAATAAGGAAGTTATTGGTGTAAAATGCAAAGCTACTGTTAAGAAAAATAGATTAGGTCCACCCCATAGAACTGCTGAATTTGAAATATTATTTGATCGTGGAATTGACGATTATAGTTCATGGTATGATGTTATGAAACATTATGAAATGTTTGGTGGGAATCCAAAGGCACTCACTTGGACTAATCCAGAAACCACTGAAGTCATTAAATTTACTAAATCAACTTTTGTTGAAATGTTATTGAGTGATAAAAAACAGAGGGACATCATTTATAATCAAATAGCAGATGCTAAAATTATGCAGTATACTAAGTCGGATAAGTTAATAGAGTATGAAGATGCCCTCACCGAACCGGTTTAAAGAATTATTTCAAGAAGTTCAAGCAGAACATAAACAAACGAGCACATTCAGTTTAAATGATAAGGTTCTTATAGTTGATGGTCATAATAACTACCTAAGAAATTTTTGCGCAGTTCCAACTATGAATGAAATGGGTGAACATGTAGGTGGCGTCTCTGGGTTTCTTAAAAGTATTGGTAGTGCTATTAGAATGTTTAGACCCACCCGTTGTATTATTACGTTTGACGGACCTGGCGGAAGTCAACGAAGAAGAAAACTATATCCAGAATATAAAGAAAATCGTAAACACCTGACTCGATTGAATAGAACTTACGATTTTAAAGATAAAGATGATGAAGATAAAGCATTGACATGGCAATTAATTGCATTAGCTCATTTGTTAAAATGTCTTCCGGTTACAGTATTAGCCCCTTCCAACGTTGAAGCAGATGATGTTATTGCATATACTGCTGATCTTATTCAACAACGTGATGGACATTCTATTATTATGAGCACTGACAAGGATTTTTTACAACTCGTCAATGAACATATTGAAATATGGAATCCCATTAAAAAGAAAGCATATTATCCTCAAACAGTAATAGATGAATATGGAATACATCCTAACAATTTCACTATCTATCGAGCTTTAGATGGTGATAAATCGGACAACATTTCAGGGGTTAAGGGGATAGGATTGAAAACTCTTATCAAACATTATCCCACATTAGTTAATGAAGAAATGATGGATGTAAATGCTTTAATAGATTATGCCGAAAGACAAGATAAGGGAAAATTGTTCGAGAGTATTAGAAGAAACAGAGACTTGATTGAATTGAATTTTAAGTTAATGAATCTTCATCAGGTACAAATGTCAACGTCAACTAAAATGTCAGTTATGAACAGAATAGATAGTGCTAATTTTGAATTAAATAAAACAGAACTTACTAAACAATTAGCAGAGTTACAAATGTTAGGTGTTTTTGGTAATTACGATGCTTGGATTTTGAACACGTGGCATCCACTAATCAGGTTCTCTAATAAGGAGTAGAAAATGTTATGGACAAAATCGGAACTTTAGAAAAATTCGGTCCTGAATTCCAGATTAAAGTATTAACCCTCCTCATTTCAGACATTCCATTCTTACAACAAACATTTGATATTATTGATCCTTCTTCTTTTGAATCTAATAGTAGGAAATGGATCGTTGAATTGATATTAGAATATTATACTAAATATAAAAAATCTCCAACGGCTTTAGTATTCAAGGAAGAAGCAGAAAAAATACAGTCAGATGTCTTAAAGGTATCTGTATATAATGAATTGAAAAAAATATCAAATCATTTGTCAGATAAAGATGCTGAATATGTTAAAGATAAATTTTTGCAGTTCTGTAAAAATCAAACTTTAAAGGATGCTATACTTCAATCAGTTACTTTTCTTGAACATGAAAATTATGATGCTATTAAGAAAGTAGTTGATGAAGCTATGTCTGCTGGCCTTGAACGTAATTATGGTCATGATTGGAAGAAGGATATAGAAAAACGATTATTTGAGGATCCACGAAAGACAATTGAAACTCCTTGGGAATGTGTTAATAAAGTGATGGATGGTGGATTAGCAGGAGGTGAGTTAGGCATCATAGTTTCCCCGGCTGGTGCGGGAAAATCCTGGACTTTGACCGCTATAGGTGCCGCAGCTATGCGCGCCGGGAAAAAAGTTTTACATTTTACTTTGGAATTAAATGATAATTACACTGGGTTGAGATATGATACTTTATTTACTGGTATCGAGCCAGCGGAGTTAAAAAATCATTATGATATAGTGAAAAAAGCAGTTGATGGAGTTTCCGGTGAAATTATAATTAAGTATTTTCCTTGCAAAACTATCAATTCTCATTCTTTATTAGCTCATATTAAACAAATGGAGAGTATTGGATTTATACCCGATTTATTAATTGTAGATTATGCAGATTTATTGCGGTCCCATGATAAAGCTGAGGCACGTTACCTGGAGCTGGGTGCTATTTATGAGGAGTTACGATCAATTGCAGGAGAGTTATATTTACCATGTTGGAGTGCCAGCCAATCTCAAAGAAGTTCAATTTCCGAGAAAATTATTATGGCTGACAAGATTGCTGAAAGTTATAATAAAATTATGACGGCAGATTTCGTTATGTCTCTTAGTAGAACTGCCGATGACAAGCAAATGAATACGGCACGTGCTCACATCATCAAAAATAGATTTGGTCCTGACGCTATAACCTTTCCCGCAATGATTAACGTAATGAAAGGTGTTATTGATATTTTCGATGAAAATTCTTCCCAAGGAATTCAGGCCCAAAAGGCTATGAACAATTCCGATAACATCGTCAAAAAAATGCTTCATAAAAAACTAACAGATAGTTTAACAACTGATACTTCTATTATTGGTTGATTTTGAAGTATTTTATTTTTAATAACTTTTAATTATGTGAGGACAGTCTATGGAGCTTTCATCATCAATTTTGTCATCTCTTGCGATATATATGAAATACGGGAAATTTTTACCCAGACAAAAACGTAGAGAATCGTGGGATGAAATTGTAACCAGAAATAAGAAAATGCATCTTAAGAAATATCCAGATCTTAAAGATGAAATTAAAGAAGCATATAAATTTGTTTATGATAAAAAGGTTTTACCTTCCATGCGGTCAATGCAGTTTGCAGGAAAGCCCATAGAAATTAACCCAGCACGATTATTCAATTG